TTTCTATGGATTAAGAAAAGGTGAAGAGACAACACTGAAATTAGATGAAGGTAAATATCTGATCATCAAATTTATAATTCCAAGCAACTTTAACTACTTCAGGATTTTCGATTATCTCTTCACCAAATTTACGAAGCATCTTTTTCCAATTCCAACCCCTAGAAGTATACTTCTTTGTTTCGAAATGATCTAAAGGTATAGAACATCCAAAACCCGGTTGAAAAGTTACTGATAATATAGTGGGTTTAAAAGATTTATTATATATTGGCTCGGCATTTGTTTCAAAGTCTACAGAAGCATAACCAGTTTGCTTACAGCATTGGATAAGTTTCTTTAGCTCTTGTTTATTGGTTATAATCTTATATTTCGTTTCCATACTAGAAGTTTTTAAATAACAAAAGGAAGTATATCTTCCCAGACCTACTTCCTTAAACCTGATATGAGTTACTTTAAATCATTTTGCGAAAATGACATCAAAACAAAATAGAAATAAAGCATGTATTATATGATAGTATCCTCAAATACTCTTAGAGAACTGGCTAACTTATCCCAGTCTTTTTGATAAGTATGTAATGAGTCTATGGTGTGATACAAATAACCTGGTTTTACTCCAACCTCTTTAGCTACATATTCCATTAGTCTCCATGCAAGGTATACATCATTACCAAAGTGAATAACAAAGTCCGAACTTCTTTGGTGATAGCAAATGTGTAATACCTTCTCTCCCTTACTATTCTCTCGGATAAGGAAATCATAGTACATAGAGCAGGGTATACGTTTATTACCATGATAATAAAGAGTATCATCTTCACCATTACCATTAAATATAGGTAATACCGCTTTACGAGTATCAGAATCTGATCTTAGTAATTGTATGGTATAGGGAAGAATTGCCATCCTTTCGTTATAGGTATAATCAAATTTACCATCTACCAAAAACTGTTCCCATAAGTCTTTTCTTAATTCCCAAGCTTTGCCCGGGTTAATTACCTCAGAAGTATTAATCCTTTCTTGGAACTCAGCATCTGCCCATTCCCTAGACCTTGAATAGAAGAATAACCACATTGGATCTTGCAAAGAAGTTAAGCAATATTGTTGGCAAATGATCTCCTTAGTTACAAAATCTTCATTACCTTCAATATTCTTATTCTGGTAAGTCTTTGGTTTTACAGTTTGACCATAACTGTTGAGTTCTCTGCCCATTTCAGACATTAACTCATAACTACTGCTATAAATTCTCATTTCTTCTGTTTTAAAAGTTTCTTCTTATATGCTTTACGTTGAGAGTAAGAGATTACATTCTCGGGATATTCGATATCTTCATATTCAAGAAGTAATTCCTTTGCTTTCATAGATTTATATGTTTCCTTATATAAATCTGGTCGAAGCACTTTAAAACTTCTAAAGAATACCTTAAAACTAGAGAAATCTTTCTCTTTACCGTTTTGAAATTTATCAAATACCTCATTCAACCTCTTTATCCAAGAATTTTCCTTATCAGTTCCCTTTAATACCTTCTTCAAAGGTTTATGGGTATGATACATCAGAAGGGTTTCTACATTCCCATACATTTGAGTAGCAAATAAATTTATCTGTACCGACTGTTCTGGACCGTATACATATTCTGCCATCCGTTGGATTAGTAAAAAGTCGAAGATTAACCTTTTTGTAATTTCGGAAGCACGAATTACCATTGTGATTACCGGTATATCTTCCCCAAATCTCTTCGAAAATGTTGCAGCTATTAGACATTGTTTACCATTATCATGATGATTATTGAACATATAAGTAACGTTGTAATTCTGATTATACTTGGTTTTTAGTACTCTCAGCTTACTACGCAATAAATCAAGCTTATTGAAATCAATGTAATTGTTCAGTAAGCTTGTCCACTTAGTCTCTTTATAATTGAAACATCTACCATAATCAAAGTCTGGGTCTACCCAAGCTTTACGTATTTTTATAAATACGTTATATACCACAGCTACTCCACTGTTTGCGGTAGCACCTTTTGCAAATAAAGATGGTTCTAGTCTTAGAAATCCTTCATTTAACTTTTCCCATGCTTCTTGTGAAGTAGCAAATTCTAATGAATGGATTTGCTCTTCTGTATTAAGCTCTAAGCCATTTAATTGTTTATTCCAACCTGACACAAATACCTCCTTTCTTTATAACTTATCTTGTAATATTTTACTAATGGTGGTTTGATGTAAATTTAGCCTATTAGCTATATAAACCTGAGATTTACCCTTAGATCTTAATCTCATAATCCTCCTTCTTTTTCTTTGAGTTATCTTTGTTTTATTTAAAGCTTTTAATGATAGGCTTATTTTTAGTTTAGTAGATTCTGATTGATGTTTACCCTTTATCCAAGAAGGCTTACCATAGGCAGGGTGTAATTTTCCAGTTACACCCCTCATTGGGCTTACTTTACCATACATAGGATTAAGTTTACCAATTTGCCTATACTGTTTACCTCTACCCTCCCTACTACATTGAAGATTATTCATGGAATAAGTTCCCCACATCAAGTTACTAACATGATTATTCATTCTGTTATTATCCTTGTGCATTACTATAGGGTAATTATTGGGGTTAGGAATATAAACTATAGCTACTAATCTACTAGATCTATGCCATTTACCTTCAAAATAAAAACTAGGACAGCCTCTATAAACTTGACCTTTTCTCTCTACCCATTCTCCACTTTTATTAGAGAATAATCTACCATCTTTAGTAATATGGTAGTTTGGATGATTTGGTATATTCCCTTTCATATTTTAATAATTAGTTTATATACCATAGTACTTATATAAGCTGTCGAGTATATTAACCTAATATTGGCTAGTAATTCTCCATTCGTTAAGGCGTTCTTTCTTGAAATACAGCTCGTATATACCCAATGGAGTAAATCCCATTATTGATATGAATCCCATATAATAATAGAATGCCTCTACCAGCCTATCCTGGAATTCTAGTTCTTTAGTTATTACTGGTGACTGTTTCCATGTACGATTCTTAAGAGTATTTCTAGCAAGATTCAAAACATACACTATCTGAAACAAAATATTTTTCTCATCGGTATGCAAATTTGGACTCATTTCCTTGAATCCCTTTATATACTCGGAAGTTTTATCCTCAATTGTTTCGGATATTAGCTTGAAATTTTTGAATATACTACTAACGGCATCCATCTCTAAAATCATATGAATACCGAATGCCATTACATCTTCTAAGTTTTCTACTGCCTTTTGCCCTTTAGTCAGTTCTTTGTTTGCCCAACTATAGATATCCTCTGGCAATATATTAGCATATATCAAAGCTGATAAGAAGAATCCTATTGCATCTGCTTGTTCTTCATTAGCATTCTGTAGATTGTTGATTATCTGAATCTCTTCTACGTCGGTATATAAATTGGTATTCCATCCCTTGTTTTCTAGAATATCATTTATATTAGAAGTAGATTCATAACCCTCCATTAACTCCTCTACTACTTGAGATATAAGGGTTTTCATAAGAGATTGGTTTTTAGTACTGTTAATATCCATGGGATATTCGGGTAACCTTTCTAAGGGTTTATAACAGTCTAATTGACGATAGCCAATCTCATACATATTCTCAAGTTCAAGCCCCTGTTTGATTTCAGGGGCTTTTTCTTTCAGATTAGAAATATCCATAGTAATTATTCTTTTTCTGGTACTGTATGATAAGAGAATAAATGTAATACTTGAACCAATACGCTTCCAGCTTCGATTCCAATAATCTCGGAAGTTGGGTTGAATACACTTACCACTACTTCATCTCCTGGAACTTGACCAAGTACTTCTATACCGTATACTAAACCACTGTTGATAGAATTAGTTTCTTCATTTGCAGCTTTCAGTACAGACTTAACTGGAGTGAATTCTTCAATATGAATACCGGTTGGGATTAATAACCTGGTGTTCTGACCAAGAACGATAGTTTTAATATGACCCTCACTGTTTCTATCTAAGTCGAAAGATACTTTACCGAATCCCTGAGGATTAAAGATTCTATTCAACCAGTTCCATTTCTGTTTGATTACTCCGTTATTGTATTCCATGAGAATGTCAATTGTAAGATCTTCAGGAAGATATAGATAGAATCCCTGATCTGCTTTCTTGGGATATTTTACCTTTCTTGATACGGTATACTTTATATGAGAGTTCTCTATCAGTTGAAGTCTCCTTTCGTGATCTTCTACTTTAACTTCTAGGGTTTTAAGCCGTTCCTCATGATTATTTAGTTTAGATTCTGCAGTATCTAATCTAGTATCAAGATTATGTATCTCAGTAGTATGTCCGTTCACTACACTGTTTAAAGTTGAGTATCGATTCTCTAATACCGATATTCTATTCGCTAGTTCATCTAAAGTTGCCATATATTATGATATTAATTGGTTGATCCGAATCCATTATTACCTCTTGTTCCCCAATACTGAGCATCATTGTAGAATTCTTCATGAGTTACTTCTTCGGGTTCTGTAAGATAAATGGGTACATGAATAAACTGTACTAACTTGGTTCCAGCTTCTATTATTTGAAACTCATGAGAAGTATTATATATACCGATATGAATCTCTCCAGTATAGGGAGAATCTACTATCTCGGCAGTATAGATAAGCCCTTTCTTAGTTGATATACCAGATTTGTTTGCTGCCATCAGCATAGAAGACCTTGGTTCTAATAAACCTTTGATACCTGATGGGATAAGTATTCTGGTAAATGGAGAAATGTAAATTACTTGTACCTGGTTATTTGAATTATATTCAAGTGTTACTTTACCAGGTTCAGGTATTTCACAATGGAATATTAACTGTGGATTAGCTTTTACTAAATCCTGTAGAGTTAAATCTTCAGGGATATAGAAATCTAAACCTGCATCTCCTTTGTTTCCTCTTGATGGAGACTTTACGTCTCTTACTTTGATAAATCTGAATTTGTTCATACTATATTGCATTGTTTTAAAAGTTGGCCATAAGTTAATGTTGATGGATCTCCCTTGTGAATACCAAGAGAGTTCATCATCCTCCTTACATCTCTGCTTCCATTGCCGCATACATTAGCAAGTATATCCTCTTGTTTCACATAGTAATTTGGGTTGTTAAGGTATACCTTGAACATAGCCCATATCATTTCTATTTTTTGCATTCTTTATAAAGTTCTCTAATACGTTTTCTTGGTACTTCGAATTTCTCAACGGTTTTGGTAATAACTTCTTTTCTTTCTTTCCCTTTCCGAATCAAGCCTCGGATGTATTTCTTGATTCCAACCGTGTCTTCTAATACATCCAAATCCTTGTATTGATTCTTCTGTTCTAGCTCTTTCCTTGTGATATTCATATTCTGTGACATCTTGAATGCACATAATTCTGAGTCTCCGCATAGTTTACATTCTTTAGTTGATAAGTCATAACCAATACCAAAACAAGGGTCTGAATTAGAACCCAGTTCTGCAATATTAATGGGTTCTAAGGGATCCTGATTCTTGATATCAGGTAAAGTTTGTTTCTTCTTTGCCATAATTCCCAATTTAAAATTCTTTATGATAATATCTTATGATTTGAACATCCATCATCTCATCTTGATACAGAGTAATATATGAATGTCCTATACCATTTATAAATAGTTCCCTGATAGACAGAAGAATGGGTGGTACTTCTATTTCAGAAGTATATATCTGAACTTTGATTACTAACCCAGATTGAAAATGAATCATAAAATAATATCGAACTTCATCAGGCTTATCCCTGGATTTTTTGATAGGAGTTATATATTCTATTCCTATGCCATTGAATATATGTTCTGGAGGTATTACAGAACAATTGAATAATGATTTGATTTTTTGTAGAATCTTCATTGTTTATGATTATTAATGGTTAATGCCTCTTAACGTAACATGTAATATACCTTTCCTCCTACGGAGAAAAAGTATATACTCATAGTCAGAAATTATTATCCTTGAAAAGGCTTATGTCTAGGGTACTTATCCCAGAGCTTACTTAACCGGATAACTTTAAGTCCTTGATCTTGATAATACTTTCTTCTATGATTCCCATGCCTACTTAAATAATTCCCAGGATAATGTAAATCATCTAGGTAAACTTTGGATTTGGATTCATCCTTTCTTACCAATCGTCCTAAGAACTGAATTGATTTTTCTTGAGAATCCATACTGGCAGTATTCAACAGATATCTGAGCTTAGGAAAGTTTTTACCTCGAGCAATAATTGTAGTTGATACAAGGATATCTATTTTACCCTCCCTAAAATCCTTCATTATCTGTTGTCTTAATTTAGTAGGAGTATTAACATGAACACAGGCAATATTATATTTATTATCTAGCTTCTTTTTAAAGAATTTGCATAGATTTTCACAGTGTGCAATATGCTTACATACTACGAGAGCAGGATATCTACCTTGATTAAGGTTCCATTTCAACCTATCTAATGCCATGGTCCAGGCAATCTTATTATTGGTAATGGAATCATCATATATTTCATTATAGGACATACAATCTGATTCCCAATTACCAAACCAAGGTTTACCTTCTACTGTTTTTACAATTGTCTTTGTTGAATACCCTTTCTTAATCGAGTCCTTAAGTTTAAACTCTGCTATTACATCGCCAAAGAAACAACGTAAATTCATATTCTTAACTTTATCCTTGGCAAGCTTACTCATATAAATGGTACCAGATAATCCGATTCTAACTCGGGTATTAAATAACCTAGTGATCACATTCTGATATTGCTTACTACCTCCTTGGTCAGCTTCATCGATTAATACCATATCAATCTTAGCAAGTTCATTCTGATAATATCTCATATTACGAGAAATAGATTGAACCATACCAATGGTAAAATTACTCCAGTTTAAAACTTTACCCTGAACAAAGGTAATATCTTCTCCCGGTAAATATTGCTTAAATTCATCTCTAGCTTGATTTAACCAATCGGAGTCATTAGTTATAAGCAAAGTCTTTAACTGCTTCTTATATGATAAATATAAGGCAGACATAATCAGAGTTTTACCTGCATTTACTGTATAATCTAATACCCCAATCTGAAAAGGTGTTTCACCTAGTTTATTAGATAAGATTGCCTTAACAGCTTTCTCTTGTTCGGGTCTTAATTTATATTTACCTATCTGAGTTACAACTTTACTGACTTTAGGTAAAGGTTGTCTCATATCTACTATGATAGGCTTAATTCCAAGTTCAATACATCTTTTATATACTGAAGGAAGTAAGCCTATCTTAAATTGACCAGTCTTGGTTATATATTTTATTTTGCCATCCCAGTTTTGCATACCCCGTTGCCTAGTACGGAGGTAAAAGGCATTGGGGTGTCTGATAGCAAATTCGTTATATAACTTAATTGCATATTTTAGAGGTATATCTAATTCTGCAACGTTACAATTACGAATTATGATTTTCATATGATTACTGTTACTGATTTACATTTCTTAGGTTCGTCATCGGAATAATCCAAAGCATTTACAGTGGCTTCCGCCATCTCTTCCAAACGATTTTTAAAAGCTTTCATAATTTATTAATTTTTGACCAGAGGCTTCCCTCTACTTTGGGTTCCTCTGATTGTGAATGATTCTTATGTTTAAATAGGTATTTATTATACCTTTCGATAGCCTTGTCATTATACATCTGACTAGGTTCAGGTAAACCATTACACCAAGCAAGAGATTCGAATTGAGCATCGATAAATTGGGTGGGATCCCATCCTTTCTCAGATAAGAATTTATCTAGCCTTACAAAGTGTATATACTTATCTGGTTGATTAACAAATGATTCGTATATACCAGTAACATCTGCTACCCTTTTTATGAAGTAATCATGGATAGCTTTAGCATTACCAGAATCATTTTCCATTTCCAATGTAGCAGAATATAAATCTGAAATCTTTTCTGACATAGAAGATAATCTGTTTAGGAGGTTATTATAATTACCGTCCATCTTCTTGATACCTAGTTCGATATATTTAATAAAACCTTCCCGGGTATCCAATTGAAAATCTTCACAGAATTGATTACAGAGCTCAGCTATCTTTTTACATACCGCCCAATTTCTTGGTTCTGTTTCTCTTATTTTTCTAACTCCTCTATGCTTTAGTTTTATACGAGTTGCATATATAATATCAGCAACTAAAGCAGCATCTCCCTTAGATGCTAGTAAAATGTTAGAAACTTTCTTAGTTGTCTTATTGTTTGTAACAACTACAACTCTAGTATTTATTGCTTCCTTACGAGCAATAACAAAGAAAGCATCAATCGGAAAATTATATACCTCTAACTGAGATAGGATTTTTTCGAATTGATGCTTAGTTATATGAATAGAGGGGTCTCTCATACTATTCTCTTTCTAAGTTTACCGCACTTCTTACATTTTAATAGGATTTTCCAACAATCAGTATATTCAGTTTTACTTACCACCTCCCAATCATGAAGGCATAAATATTTGGCTCTTATAGCTTCTAATAATTGTTTCATATCTTTTAATTTTAAGTTATATATTATAATAGGAAATCCTCAATCCAAGGAGTTTCTGAGTTTCAATAAATCTTGATAAGATTGGTACCGAGTATTATATATTAACTTAAGTACTTCTTTACGGCCTAGATCATTACAATCTTTACCTTCAGGCAATTGTATAACTTTGACCTTTTTATAAGCGACCAATTTGAAAGCCAGGTTGATTGAATATTTGATGGCATCAGGGTCCAGGAGTAATATAAATCTATTAACTGGAGATTTGATAAGCTGGTTAACTTGGTAAGCACTGATTGCCTTACCCATGGTGGCAATAGCCCTGTCTCCCATAGTAAGTGCATTGATTGCTCCTTCACAGATAAATATCGAACTATACATGTCGAGGGCATCTTGATTGAAGATAATGAATTCCTTTCCAAGTCCTGTAATATCTTTATTTGGATTATTGTATCTTGGGCCCTGTCCAATAACATTTCTCGCATTGTAATACCTGAGCGTGCCCTTATAATAATATGGTATGATGAGGTACCCAAAAAAAGGTCCCTCAGTGGCAACATATCCGATACCATGTTTTGATAATTCTTCGATAGTGAACCCACGGCTCGACATGTAACTTCTAATGCTTCTTGCAACTTGTGATGTTCCTTGATTAATGAGTTTAAACCCATCTGGAAGATAGACGGGCTTAGCATCATATAATTCAATCTTCTCTTCTGAGAAAGCTTTGTCTGTAAAGTTTCCATTATCTAGAAATTTTAAAAGTTCGGCATAAGTATCAAATCCTTCAACATCCATTACTAGTTGAGCAGGATTCATATGATAATTGCATCTAAAACAATTAGTACGGTACATAGAAAGATTAATTCCCATCTTATGTTCCCTATGACAGAATGGGCATACGGGTAATTTCATCCAACCCCTTCTATATTGATAAGCGCCCAAGCTCTTAATGAAATAATTGTAGAGCTTGGTTTTAAATTCATTAGTGATTTTACTCATGGTTAAAAGGGTAATGGGTCATCATATTCGGCATATCTTTTCTTTAGCCTACGTAATTTATCTAGGTCTTCGCATTTCAGTACCATTTGCTCAAATAAAGTAACTACCTGTGACCTAAGTGAAAGTAACTCTTTATGTTCTTCATATGATTCCTTTGAAAGGAAAAGTTCCCATCCTCCCCATTTAGCAGATCTTCCATCTTCAGAGAAGAATTCCCTTAAACTTATATTAACTCCAGTTAACTTGATATACTTGGGACCCACTGAATATACTTCTGCATATTGTGGAGTACATCTTGAATCTGAAGGTACTAAGTAAACCTTCTGTCCTTTTTGAATTCCTTCTAATCTCTTAATCATAATCTTAATGTTTTAGGTTTATATATCTCCTTGTTTCTTATTATACTTTTCTTCGTTAGCATCAGGATTTCCCTTTTGCCCTTTCATTATTTTATCTAGAGTATCAGAGTATAATTCATCGTACTGTTTACGTTGTTCTTTAGTAAACTCTACACATCTTTGTCTTTCAACATCGCATTTGAATAATGCTCTACCACTAGGTAAACCATCTCTTTGTACTACTAATTCACAACGAAGTATATCATCTTTTTCTTCTTGTTCAGTAGAGTTAAGACCAACTATTGTATGAGCATTACGAACAATTGCAATAGAACCCGAGATATCATTTTCATCATATCTAGTAGTCCTATGTTTCTTACCCTCTCGGGTAATATGATGAGCAGTCCATACAATATCTAAATCCATTTCTTCTGCTAGATTCTGAATATCTATATATACATTCGATATACGGTCAAAGTCCTCTTTATCCCTAGCAATTGAAGCAAGCTTTCCTGCATAATCCACCATCAGTACTTTAATATTGATGCCCTGGTTTCTTAGCTTAATTATAAGTTCTCTTATATAATTACAATCTGTAATCATTGCAGGAACTCTTTCAACTACTAGTTCAACTCCAAACCTTGCAAGTTTACGAAGATGTTTAGCTTCGAGTTTATCATATTCACCCGAGTATAATTCCTTCTTAGTTTTATTGATAGAGGATTGAATAAATCGGTCCATGATTTGTTCTTTACCATTTTCTGTATCTACATATAAAACCGATTTCTTCATTCTTAAATAACCTCTTGCCAAGTTTACCATGAAGAAAGTTTTCTTAGCTTTGGGTTTATCGAGAATAACATTTACTGAATGTTCTGGGTAACCTCCAGCATTGGTAATATCATTAAGTTGTCTAAATGGACAAGGTATTACAGAGGGTTCTGCTTGACGTTTGAATTGTCTTTCTGTAATATCCCTTATCATAAAGATAGGTTCATCATCTTTCTTAGGTTTTGAGTTTTGAAGTATCTTTTCTATTTTCCTTGAATAGGTTTCGTATTGTTCGAAGTTATCTAGATCAAAAGAATCATTCAAGTTCTTCATCTCTACATAGGTAGAGAATTGATATATCTTTTCTCGAATGTATTCGGAATCATTCAAGGGATTTGAATATAGGTCATCGATTATTTTATGGATATTGGGTATATCATCCTTAGTAACCAGGTCAACGTAATTTTTAGATTCAAGTAATTCTTTTATAACCTCTTTAAGGATATTCTTAGAAGGCATCTTGTTTTTCTTTTTGAAGAACTTAAATATGCCCTCGGCAATTAAAGAATGCTCAATCAGAACTAGGTAACTTGGTTTAATCTTTTTGATTATTAAGCCTCCCTCTTTATCCTTTAAGAGATACCTTAGGATTTCTAATTGAAAGCTGGTGTCAAATTCAAACTTGGTATTATCTTTTTTCATATTGCAATATAATTAAGTATAATCATATAGATTTCTATAGTCTCGGTTAGAGTTGTACATATAGACTCTCATCCTAGTACTCACTAATCCTCAGCTTCTAGGTGAACTTTATTAATATATTATTTTATATTTGATTTATTATACTTATATTTGCATATCATTTTAAAACATAGACTTATGAAGATAAAGGAAAATGGCAACAACGGGTCAGAGATACATAGGTTGAAGCCTATGCAAGAAAATTATGATAAGGAAACTTTTGATAGGATGTATAAAATCTGTAAACCAGTTATCAGACGTCTTACTAAGCAAATTGATAATAGGAGGTTTAATGTTACACCAGATATCATAAGTTCTTATTTCTGGGATAAGATGTTATTTGTCTTTAATAAATATTACGGTACTTGTGAAGAAGAACATTTAAAAGCAAGGATACTAGCTTCTCTCAGTACCTTTAAGAATCATTTATTAAGAACTGCTTATGGAGAGGGAGCAGAATATCATCAGAATCTTTACCAATTAGAAGATTTATTCGATAATGATAAAGAACTAGAAGATGATACAGAAGAAGAGAAAGCTAAAGGAGAAATGCTTGATATGTTATATAAATATATGAAGAAGAACCTATCTCCCGATGCTTATTTGATCTTTGAGATATTGCTTAGTCCTCCTCCCTATATTAAAGAGAGAATCAAGGATGGTTCTCGTATCACTAACATTTTATTAGTAGAGTTTTTTGATATGCCTAGAACTAAATCTTCGGTAAGATATATCTCAGAACTTAAAGAAGATATAAGATATTGGGAAGAGAAAGCTAAAGAAGACTTACATTACTAACATAAAAAAGGGAACCCAGTGCATGAGGTTCCCTTTCCAGTGTAACTTATTTCCCAATAAGAATTCCACTTGTGTGTTGGACGAAAGCGATTAGCTGTTCTTTAAATATAAAAGCCCTAATAATTTTAAAAGTTTATATAGAATTATAGTTTAATGATATAAGCTAGTACGAAATAAGGAGGTCTATTCTCATGAGGACTACCTCCTCCGGTTACTTGAGTATCTGCTGTATAACCTGAGTCAGGCCTAGTATGATTAGGGAATGGTCGATTATTAGCATTGTCTCCCCATTTCTCCTCTTTAAATGTAATCTTATGATTATGAGGAGGTATTTGGTCTAGAGTAAGAGTTACTAAGGCCTGCCCACCAGTATTACCAATACGTTCGTATTCATAATTTCTTGGATCATACCCTACTACAAATCTACCTCTTAAGTCTGGAACACTTATATAACCAGCTTTAGTAGAAGCAGTATTATACTTATCTCCAATAGCTTTATATAATTCTGGGTATTCTGCTATACTTACTTGACTTCCATCACAAAGTACATAACCTTCAGGAACTCCAGAACCAGACCATAATTGAATAAGACCAATATCCCCTCCAGCAGTGTTCTCTTTTTTACCCTGTCTACAAGTTACAACTACAGTTTTACCTGATTCATCCTGTATGAAAATTACTTGGCCAAGTTTATCATTATGAGTATTATCGTTTAAGCTCATTATAAGAGTAGTACCAGAGCCAGATACATCTCCCGAGTTTTCCCTAGTATAATTTACATTAACTGGATCACCAACTTTCTTTCCATTGATTACCATTTGTTTAGTAGATACAATAGTAACCTCTTTACTTTCTCCTGTAGGCTCAAAGTATAATTCAGTGGGTGAAACTCTGAAAGTGTATTCATAATTGCCTTCCCCTTTCTTGTGGATAAGCTTTACTTCTTTAGTTGACCCATCTACAGCTTCTACTGTTAAGATCTGAACTATATCTTTGTCCGTAGCATTCTTTTCTTCTGGTGTTACCGTTATAACAGTCCTACCTGAACCTTGATTCTTGCTTATAGTGAATCCCATTATCTTCTATATTTCCTTATTTCTTTACGAAGTTCTCTTACTATAGTTTCCTTCAGAACCTTCTTACCACCAACTTGTTCGAAAGCTGGTGCCCATAGAGGTCTTGGAGGTAAATTATCACCTCTAGAACCATACTCTAACATGATAGCTACTTGGTTCAATGTTCTTTTACTAGTCCTATCACCCTTTCTGGTTTTCTTAAGGTTAGTAGGTATACCTACGTAAGTTCGATTCTTCTGTTTTACTATTTGTACTGATCTCAAATACTGACCCGTATAATTCAAAAGGGTATGCTCTCCATATCGTTTAATAGTATTAGCAGAGTGAGGATCCCAATGGGTTCCTCTTGGAGGAGTACCCGTTCTTAGGCATTTTTTCACAAGTCTGAGAAGTTGATTGCCAAATTTCTCAGTAGCTCTATCGTAAGCATTTCTCATGATAGAAGGAGTTTCTGCAATTAACCTCTCAGCTCTAGCCTGTTCTTTTGGGTCAGTATATATCTGTAAGTCTCCCAATGGAGTACTTATAGTTATGTTTACTGACTTACTTGCCATCTGGATTTTCCTTCGGTTTATTCAAGCCAAGTGAATCCATCATAAGGTTTATGGCTTGCTGTTGTGATTGTAATACTGATACTACATCTTTCCTGAATGAAGCGAATTCTTCATTGAATTGACTACCATTAGTGGGCTCCTTGTTTTCAAACATAGCAAGGATATTATCGCATTCCTTTATTATGTTCTCGTATTTACCTACATTATTAATAATACCAAGAGCCTGTGACCTTTGCAATGATACTTCGTTTACAATATTATTTCCAATTAGAGTGTAGTACACATTGTTATAAATACCCTCATTCCCATCCGAAGGTAAATATACTGTTACTGTACCAATGGAATCTTGAAGAACAATTTCTATAAGATTAGAAAAGCCATCACCATTTTCATTGGCTCTTGGTTTACTTTCTCCTACCTTTACTACTTTAGCTCGGTCAAAGATTGGGTACATTGATCTTCTGTCTCTTTCTAGAGTAAAGACTGAATCTCCTCTTTGTAAGGATTTGAATTTCATTTCTTCCATACTGCATTATTTTTATTGATTAGACTTAATCCCATTTGAACCATACTGGGATTCGGGCCAAGAAACATCCCAATGATGGGTATTATTCCCCTCTTCAATCCTAAAGTTACCAATTGATAACCATAAACCTCTTACAGAATTATAGGCCAATACATAAACATTATTTCCAACCCCTCTATCCTTAGTAGTACTTTGAAGAGAATTCACAGTTATTTTACCTTCTACTGAGTCTACTATAATACCCTCACGTATTAAGCTCATATCATACATAAAGTCAGAAGTATGAGGCATATTAGCCGTATCAAATAATCCCCACGTATCTTGATCATTACCATTTGAAATATTTAAACTTAATTCTAATCTGAATTCATTTATTTTTTTAGCTTCTTGAAGAACTCTGAAAATTACTGTTTTTCCAGATGGCTTCTGTCTATAAGTATCTGCTCCAGTTCTTTCGGTAGCTCCATTTCTAGTTATATATGCCACAAACCTGAATGGGGATTGAGTACCTTGTGCCAGTACCAAGCCGATTGATTTCTCTGCTATCTCCGAATGGACTCCCTCTATATCGTCTGCAGATAAGGGACTACCATTGTGAGTAGAGATAAGATTCAATACATGTTTATCTATCAATCCATCTGAGGGAGCTGGGAATGTGAAATCGGTGTAATGCCCATTACCCTCTGAGTCAGTAATATAAAAACTCATAGACATCTCCTGCTTCTTGAACTATTGTTAGAGTACAAGTTTTACCAGATTCCCCTTGAGTAAAGGTAATAACTCCAGTTCTAGATGAACTACTGTTATTAGTGGTTACATTATATGTAGCCCCAGCACTTGAACCAGATATAGTAATCCAATCCACATTAGAAGATAAAGCCCAATTAAGGAATTGATTACCATTCTTCCTAGAATATACTCTTACAGGTCTATTGTATAATGAATCTGGACAACTTGGCCAACCAGAATAAGTAAGAGAAGTACTCAAAGAATCCCCCGAGTTTTCTCTAATACCAAACTCATAAGTTGAAGCACTCTGTTGTACAGTTTGTACTAACTCTCTATCTAAGCCATTAGGTTGATTAGCTCTAATTGTAAGAGTTCTGCTTGCAGGCTTTGAATGCTCAGGTATGGTAATAGTTACTTTAAAGTAATAACCACTCACATTAGTAATAGTTTCGGTTACTCCGGATGGCAAAATAAGAGTAGGTTTAATAGCTTCGGTAGAACTTAAAGAACCGTTAACATATCTAGACCTATAACTTTTTATATAAAAAGAAATATTACCTCCTTTACCTTCAACAGTACCAATGGATAAAGTACTAGTTTTATAACCACTATTCTGTTGAGTACTATGTTCAAATACTATACCGCTACTAGGATAAGTTACCTCAGCCGAATTCTGTGTAATGGTTAAATATACAGGAGTTGCCGTATCATAAGTAAACTTAATCTTAAAAGTTCTAGGTGATGAGTTAGGATTTGGTGCTACACTAATACTACATCCACTAGAACTTTTACCAGAGATGGTAATATCAGATGAAGTTCCCTCAACTACTTCAGCTGAAGTATAAGTAGTTCTAATGTTTTCTACATAAGTTCCGTTTATATATTTATCATAATTGGCATTTACTGTCAATCTAAATCCTGAACCAGTTCCAGGTACATTTTTAGTAGTTGGTTCTATAGATAGGTGATCTACATAGGTTACTTGACCTCCTTCCTGAGAAATTGAGATAGTCTGGTCTGTAGCAGTTGGGAAATCGAAAGTAACCGTAAAATTTCTAGCAGAACCACTATTACTTGGGATAGAAATACTATTACCACTAATAGAAGCCGGACTAGAAACTCTTACGGTAGCAGTTTCTGATTCTGTATAACTACTACCTTGACCATTCCAAGTATAAGTTCTACTTGCACTCTTAGCAGTTACATTAGATTGACCTCCACTATAACTGAAAGAAGTTTTATCTACTCTACAGTTATAACTCCATGAAGAATAAACTTTTCTACCTGCTGCCTGGGTAAATGTTGCCTGTAGGGTTTTACCCGAATACTTTTGAGTCCAAGTTACAGTGATTGATTTACTATTAGTAGATGTATTGTTGGGTACTATTCTACCTTTATTACCGTCGTAATCTGTAGTATACCAAGAACCTTCCGAAGTTTTAGTGACATCATTCGCCAAACTTTGAGAGATAGTAGTATTAACACCGTTTACTTGCTTAACTCGATTAGAAGCATATGAACCAAAGGGGTATGTACCTCCAGTAGCTGGAGCATTAAAAGAAGGATTACCATTCGGATCCCACTGGAATGTATAAATCCATTGCTCGGCATTGATATCCTCTAACTTGACACATTCATTGTTACCGTAGCTAGCAGCATTACTAATTACAATAACCTTGTCAACATTGGAGTCCTTACCATTATTGAGTGCTAACAACTCAGCCTTGGTAGGGCACTCATTAGAGGTCTTACCAAGGCCGGTCTTATTCAGAATAGCACTCCAAGTTGCTATTTCTGCCATATTACTTATTGTTTAATTGTTTCTTAAAGTCTTCGAATTCTTTTCTCAATAACTTAACTCCTTCGAGAGCCATGACACTGAGCATTTCATATTCTACTACTTTTACTTTTACATATTCCTGACCATCTTCTCCGACGAAAGTTTCGAATCTAGATTGGTTAGGTACTTGAGAAGCAGGTATAGTATTCTCTGATACCAACAGAGGTTCAATTTCCTCTAAGCTCTGAGCAATAGTTCCCACTTGGTATTTACCATTCATCTTGAAGTGAACTGTAGGTATATTGCAGATTTGGTCCAGAGTATGGTTCAAATTCTCTACTTGAGATTTTAATCTACCATCTGATTCCTTCCAGAAACCAGAAGCTGCAGTAGTTTTAGCAAATACTACTTGGTCTGTAGTAGCCAATCCTAATTGAGCTCTAGTTACATTATGAGGATTATCTCTTCTGTTTGCATGGGCATTTAAGTCGGTCTGAGCTTTTGTACCTGCGGCCTTAGCATCTGCAATAGCAGTAGCTTGAGCAGTAGATACTGGCATATCTGCTGGAGCTAAGTTCTGTACATTACCTAAACCTATCTGAGCTTTGGTTACATTGTGAGGGTTACTCTTATTGCCAATATGAGCATCTAAGCTTTCCTTAATTACTTTGTCAGAATCCTGGATTAATTTCTCTAATGCAGTTTTAGCAGCATCAGTATAAGCCTTAGCTTCATTCAAAGCATTGGTAATATCTCCATTCAGACCAGAGTTAAGTTTATTGAACATCTCCCGAGTCAATACTCCAGCTCGATTAGCATTAGCAGCTAAAATTTCTAATGTCTGTGTAGTAGCTTCACCATATACTCCATCAGCTTTAGTAGATTTACTAATCTGTACCCAAACTTTATCCGTATCCTGAACTACTCCTTTACCAGAAGAAATTATAGTACCCGGGATAGAATCAAACAGTTTCTTATCTGCTGCAGTTTGTACACCTGCTAAATCTTTGGTAGCAGCTGGGATAGGTTGATTATAAGTATTTACACTTGCAGTATTACTAAAATCTGAACAATCGAAATTTAATCTAACTTCAGTAGCATTTCTAGTCCAAGCTCCGTTATCCTTGATGTGAGAATAAAACTTTAGATGATTATTCAGAGATTTTCTCCAATCAGCTAAAGCTTTACCCTTACCTCCATCATAAGCAGTACCAGTAACTTCTCCAAGTATCAGTGAAGAAGTATTACTATCTACAAACTGAGTACCTGACCAACGGAATTGATAAGAGGGTTCATCCTGGGTAATATTCAAATATATCTTACCTGATTCCCCAGTAATAGGATTAGCATGATCTGGGTCAGAATATAATTTAATATTGCTCAGCTTTCCAGTTTCACTGACATCATAAGTAGCATAAACTTCGATAACATCATCAACATAAGAAGGCAATTGACTAGAGGGTACTAATCCATTACCATCCAAAGAAGCAAATCCATTAGCCTTACCCTTAGTTGCTACGAAATCATCATGCTTCTTTTCTAAGTTATTGATATTAGTTTGTAACTTATTCTCAAGAGCAGTATCTGCAGCAGCTCTGGCTTCTTCTTCTTCCTGAATCTTTTGCATCTGAACCTGGTCGTATTCAGCACGAGCATCTGCCTCTTCTTTGATAGCTTGAGTAAATTTGGTGTCTAATGCCTGGTCAGCTGCTTTTCTATCCTCGATTTCTTGAGCAAGGGAAGCTTCGGAAGAATTCTTCAAGGCTTCAATGGCATCTTTTCTGTCTTGGATTTCCTTAGCAATCTGCTGGGGTAAAGTTTCATCCAACTTAACCTTATCAGCAGCAGTCATAGTACCAGCTTTAGTAATTGAAGCTACTGGTAAATCAAAAGTAGTATTATTATCTTTATATATTCCTTCGTTTACAGTTTTTCTGTTTACTGATACTGTAACTTTATTAGCATCTGAAGTTGCTCCTTCTCCAACTACTACAGTCTGAGGAATAGAGTTAAATAACTTCTTATCTGCTGCAGTTTGTACACCTGCTTTCTCAGCAGTAGAAGCAGGTATATCTACAGTAAAATCATTAGATTTCTGTATACCTTTGTCAGAGTTATATGTACTTCTACTTATATTAGTAGTAACTACATCAGCCTTAGGAGTATAGCTAGCTCCAGTGATATAATCATTGGGCATAGAATTCCATCTCTTCTTATCGGCTGCCGACTGAAGACCTGCTTTAGCATCTGTAGAAGCAGGGATAGCAAACTTACGAGGCATAGGTTCTCCATAGAGATTACCTTCTCCTTTTACAGAACTCTTAAAGTTTACTTCAGCAGAAGTACCGTTGATAACCAAGTTCGGATCAATTTCCGTAACCATAGTTAAGGGTAAAGCATTTGAAGTTGCTTCTTCTTTCTGGAGACGTTCATCTAAACCATTAGTGATACCATTAAATTTATTCTCAAGAGCGGTATCAGCTGCTTTTCTATCTTCGATTTCTTTATCTATACGTTTACCCAGAGCATTATCAGCAGCAATTCTTGCAGCCTCTTCAGCATCAATATTATCCTGGAGAACTTTATCTGCAGCAATACGCTCATTACGTTCTGTAGTAAGGTCCTGAGTATTCTTATCTACTTTAGCTTCAATACGAATATCCTCAGCCTTTCTAGCCTCAATCTCTGTATTCAACAGTTCCTTGATTTCAAGATAACCAGTATTCTGATTACTTTGTAATCCCTGAATTAATTCTAAGTTACGTTGAATATTAGCAGTATTCTTAGCAATTAATTCATCCTGAGCCTGAGCCTTTGTTAATAATTCAGAACGAGTTTCTGTTACGAAAGTTCTCAGTTCACTTACTGTAGCATTAAGAGTAGTACTTAATTCAGTAAACTTCTGAGTAACTTGTTCATCAGCTGCAGTTCTATCGGAGATTTCCTTATCTATAATACCTTTAAGTTCAGTCAGCTTATTAGTAATTGTAGTTGCAAAGTTAGGATCATCTCCCAATGCTTTTGCAATCTCTTCTAGTGTATCTAATACTCCAGGAGCAGAACCAATAACCTTTTGGATTGCAGCTTCTACTTGTTCGGCATTCTGATAGTTAGAATCGTTTTCCAACTGAGATACCTTAGTAATGTAGTTAGCAAATTCCTGGATATTATCTAACTTAGCTTTTAATAAGTCGGTAAAGTCATTTGAAGAAAGCTCTTTGCCATCTACTTTATCAACCTTTCGGTCATTCAAGTTTTCAACAGCCTGAACTCTATCTGATACTTCCTGAGTAATCTTATTCTCTAACAGAGTGTCTGCCTGAGTACGATTAAGGGTTTCGGTATCAATATTATTCTGAAGCTTGGTATCTTCTTGTAGTCTACTTTGAGCCTCATCATTGATATCTTTAGATATAGCTACCAAATCATCTTTGTGATTTTCCATAGCTGTAGTCAGAGAATCCTTAAGAGCTTGTTCAGCAGCCTTAGCTCTTTCTACTTCGGTTTGAATAGCAGTAGTGTTATTAGTTACTTTCTCCCTGAGCTCATCTAAAGAACCGGTTACTCCACTATTGAGGCTATCTATTCTGGTGCTTAAAGCATCATCACCTGCCTTACGATCTTTAATCTCCTGGTCGATTCGAGCATTGATTTTCTCATCTTCATTTGCCCGGGCAGTAGATTCAGTATTTATCAAGCCAGTGAACTTATTATCTAATAAAGTATCTGCTGCAGTTCTATCAGAGATCTCCTTATCGATATTCTGCTGTAAAACAGTATCACCAGCTTCTCTCTTTGAAACCTCAGTGTTCAAGTCGATATTTACCTTATCTACCTGAGACTTAAGATTAGTATCAGCATTGGCTCTTGCTTCAGCTTCTGCATTAACCATGCCTTTTAATTCAGCATAATCTTCAGCTTCCTTAGTAATCTGGTCATTTAATCTGTCAGTATTACGTTGGATATTTGCCTTGTTAGTATTTACTTCTGTTTGCAAAGCATCTATCTTAGCCTGAAGTTCATTTTTAACGGTATTTACCGCATCATGAATAGATAAAGCCAATTCTTGTATCTTGGTAGCATTAGCAGTTACTCGAGTATCTAATGCAGCATCAGCAGCCTTACGATCCGTTTCTTCCTTAGTGATAGCAGCTTGTAATGCAGCATCGGCATCTTTTCTGTCTTGGATTTCCTTATTCAGACTAGCTTGAATACCATCAGTGTTACCAGTAATCTTATCTACCTCGTTATCAACATATTCTTTTAGTTTAGCTTCAAGAGCGGTATCGGCTTCTTTACGTTCAGTAACTTCCTTATCTACATTAGCCTGTACCTGGGCATCAGCCTCTGTACGATTAGTAATTTCCTGATTCAATTGTTCGGTAATAGCTGCCAATTTCTTGGTAATTGTAGTTGCAAAGTTTGGGTCATTACCCAAAGCATCTGCAATCTCCTTCAAAGTATCAAGAACCTCTGGAGCTTCCCCAATAATCTTTTCAATAGCTGCCTGAAGATCTGCTTCAGTTTGATAACCAGCATCATTAATAAGCTGAGATACTTTTGTGATATAATTAGCATGTTCTTCAATGCCATCCAATTTAGCCTTGAGAATATCGGTAAAGTCGTTTTTAGTAAGAGAATAGCCTTCTCTTTTATCTACCTTACGATTATCTAAGTCTTTATCGGCAGCAATACGTTCTTGTTTTTCTTGCTCTAGTTTTTCAAGCAATTCGGTTTTATCTGTACCGGCCTGAGTTTTCAAATCCTCAATCTTATGGTCAAGGATTTCATCTTGAGCAATTCGAGTTTCTTTCTCGTTATCAATATTGTTCTGAAGTACAGTATCTGCATTCTGACGGTTCTGAGCTTCTTGAGTAATGTTCTGCTGTAAACCATTATCTGCATTCTGACGGTCAGAAGTTTCCTTTACAATCTGTTGGTGTAATACTTCATCCTGAGCAGTACGAGCTGCAGCTTCAGCATTAATCTTGGATTCAAGTTCTTGGTCTGCAGTTTTACGATCACTGATTTCGGTGTTCAGTTTAGATTCTAATGCTACATCTGCATTTGCTCTTTCTGAAGCCTCGGTTAGAATCTTATTATTTAAGTCGGCAATATCCCTAGTATGGTCTAACTGTACCTTATGAACAGCCTCGGTCAGTTTCTCATCAGCAGCTCTACGTTCAGCAGCTTCCTTATCTACCAATTCCTTAGCATATTCTTTAGCTTCAGTTAAGTTATTGTCAGTTTCTACTTCCAAATCACCAACCCGGTCTTCTACCTTTTGAATACGAGCATTGATTGCTTCTATCATCCTAGTAATATCTTGTACTACTTTAATGATAGTTGCATTCAACGTATTAACCGAGTTAACCAAGTTATCGTTCACAATCTTAATCTGAGAAGCTAATTCGTTTTCACGGTTCTTAGCTCTAGTTACCTCAGCTTCTAATTGAGTACGTAATTCAGTTAATCGGTTAGTGATATTGGTAGCAAAGTTCGGGTCATTGTTTAATGCTTCAGCTAATTCCTTTAATGTATCCAAAGCATCATCAGCACCATCTACTAAGTCATGTATATATTTCTCAACTTGTTCTTGAGTCTGATATTTCAAATCGTTTTCTAGTTGAGAAACTTTAGTAACGTAGTTAGCATGTTCCTCAATTCCATTCAGTTTTTCTAGCAATTCATCAGAGAAGTTATTTTCTGACAAATCCCAACCTTCTTTCTTATCTACCTTGTTTGCAATTGATAAGAAGAATGCCCAGAACTCTTTAAGAGTTCCAACAAAACCATGAGCCAAAGAGTCATCATAATAACCCTGTAATAGCCGTTGGTCAATCTCTTCGCAAGTGTAGTATTTACTAACGTACATATGTATATATTTTAAGGTGTTACTTTATTCTTTCCCAATAACAGTTCTGAGTTATTACCACGGAAGTACTCTTTTTCTTTACCAGCAAAAGCATTTGGGATATCATCTGGATTATCTGGGTCAACATCTCCTCCATCCTCTATATCCCCAACTACTACGGCATAATCAGGTAATTTCCTAACTCTGAACTTAATAACTTGGCCAAAGCCTATATGAGGTATATCTTTATCCCATACCTCTCCAAAGTAATCTTGGTAATTTGATACGAACTTCATACCAGTCATAGATTGCATGGTAGTAGCCGAATTACCAGTACCAGGCATTTCTATGTGAACTCCAGAAGGTCCATTCAAGATTATAAGATTACTGTCCCACCAATCGCCTTCTACATTGTTAAGCTTGGTGAAACGTAACATTAACATTTTCATATCTTTATGGATTTTGTTCTACGAATTTGATTTTAGTATCTCTATCCCTTTTGAGGATTACCAAGAATACCAAAGCTTCATCTTTAGCCTGAGATACTTGAGTATCTCCAGAAGGCTTATATACTATCCCATTGATAACAAATCTATCCTCGGACCAGTTAAAGTTCCAATAACCTTCCTGATTGAGATATCCGATTTGTTCTATGTAATTCTTTGAAATAAGTATAGAAAGGTTCTCATCATCTAATTCTCCAGAAACAGTAGCCTTATTAATAGGCCAATTCCTAAAAGCATTGTAATAGCATAAAGCTTCTATGGGAATATTATAATATCTTGGGCTATCATCCTCAGCATGATTTAGATATTGATTAACATGTTTAGCCCAAGTAATTGTTTGTCTTCCAGCATCCCAATCTAAGAAATCAGTGATAATCTTTTTATACCTATTCCAAGAATGGTTCTTAACCATTCTCCAAGGTTCTTTTGTCATGATTTCTTATCTATTATGGTTAACGAAGGTTTACTTGCTTTATTGAGAGGGGCTGTTGGATTAGGTCCTCCCAAAGGAGTTGGTTTTCGATGATTTACTACTTTTGGTACTACTAACCGTTCAATTTGATCACAGAATGGTAAGTATATCTCTAACCTAGATGCCAGCATACATAGATTCTTTCTTAGTTCATCCATATACCCTCCAGGTTGAATCATCTTTGAATAAGTACTCCATAAGCTAGATATACTTTCGGATATCTTATCATAATACTGTACCTCGGTAGGACCTGTAGTAATTTGCTTTATCCTATCTCCTCTAGCATGTTCTCCAGGTGAATCACCATCTTGGTCTGGTCCATGAGATTCAGTGGAGATAATTTCTCTAAAACTATTTCCTGCAACCAACAGTATATTTTGTATTTGTATATTGAGATAATCCCATACAGCCAATTCCATAATTAATTGGTTTTCTAGTCCTTCATACCATAATTCATCATTATATTTATCTGGTGGTATAACATGGTTTACTAGTGGGAAGATATATAATTGCCATTTAGTTATGTATGCAGTTTTATCTTCTATGGTCATACTCTCATGCAATTCTTTGGGAATATACCTATCTATTAAATTGTAGATGGTATCCTGAAGAGTAGTATGCCCATAATTACATACAACTACGGTTCGAGTACAAGTCAAATCTAATCCATCAGAATTAGTGACATGTAGTGTTACATCATAAAATCCAGACTTCTCATAAGAGTAAGATTGATGTCTTCCACCATTGAAAACCTCTCCCTTATCATCGCCAAAGTCCCAGTCAAAAATAGATTTGGCCGGGACTTTGGTTAATACTCTAAATGAAACTTCCAGACCTGATGTTACATATGTGAAGTCTAGATTCTTTTTCATTTATATTCGTTTGTTTATTCTTTGTTTTCTTCGAAATCTTCAAGTAAAACTTCAAGGATATCTTTTACGGTATCTTTCGGATCAGCTTCGATTTCATGTTTCTTAGCAATCAGCTTAGCTTCTTCAAGTGAATAAGCTTTGGCAATCTTACTGATTTCCATACCCTTTGCAAACTGAGCAGCTAGCTTCTTGTCAAGCTTTTCGATATCCTCAGCAGTATACTTGGCAGTTTTGTTCTTATCCGGAACTAAAACCAAGTGGCCAGAAACTAAAGCTTTCTGAATACGTTTTGTTCTGTACTGACGGGCAGTAAGTTCTCTCTCTTCGCCTTTTGCAATTGAAATACCTGTTACCTGGTCGTTAAAACTGTAGGCATTAGTTCCAACTGTTACAATATAAGTAGTAGCCATAATAATCTTTTATTTTAGGTTATAATATAAAATCCCGAACAGAATGGATTGAAACTGTTCGGGGAGAAATTAGACAAAAATACAATGAAGAAATCCCGGATATTATTCTAAGTTAACCAATAGGTATGGGTCAATGTTCATGAAGCTCGGGAATCCAGCTTCAGAGAATTTCTTGTTAGCTGCCAACAGAAGAACAGCATCCTGGTACATCTTAGAGAAACCTGTAGTCAGAGAAGCATATACAGCTTCAGTCTGATTAGATACGATTCTTTCTGATTCAAGCATCAACTGTTTAGCAGTAAGCTTAATCAAGGCAGCACTGGTATCTACCATCAACAACTGCTGATCGGGAGTTCCCGGGTGAATATAGAAGTCAGCCTTGTTGGGAACCGGAGACTTGATATTCAGTGTAGCTTCTGTAGTTCCTGAGTGACGTTCTTTAAATTCAGGCAAGTTCAACATCTCGATAGCCTGGTCTTCACCACCAATCATAGTAGTAAAGTTACGGCCCATACGAGCAGCACGAACCCAGATATGCAACAAGTCTTTATAAGTAATACCGTTGGTTGTTTCATATACACCAATAACCGGAGCAGATTCAGAACCATCAGCTTTGTTACCGTTCATCAAAACATCCATTGCCAAAGTATCCATAGCATAACCCAACTGAATACCAAAGTCACGGAGATAGATTCCCAATACATCGATTGAAACGTAGTTTTTAACTTCGTCAGTAAGTTTAAATCCTTTACCGATTTTGAACAGAGAAACTGATTTCTGTCCGAAGCTTACATCTCCCAAAGGAATTGTTTCTGCTTCATTTACCTTAGCGGGAGCAGCATCCGACATATTTACCATCGGCATAGTTACCTGCAAACCATTAATTGATTGGTCTGAAGCAATGATGTTCGGGTAGAAAGGTGCCTGGCGCATACCTGTTGTAATAGCAGCACGGATGATTTCCGGTACAATCCAACGGATATTCTGTTGCGGCATAGTGAAGATGTTCTGCATTGTATCAATCTTCGGATTAATGCCCAACTTTTCAAAGAAGGCATCCTGTGATACACCATATTTACCCTGTACCAGTTCTTCCAGAGTAACTTCAATAGGCAATGTGTTGTTGGAACCCTGACGGTATGCTTCCAAACTTCTTACCATTTCCGGAAGTTCCTTTCTAAGGTCTTCCATTTTCAATTGTGCAAATTCTGTATTCATTGTTCTTTTAATGTTCAGTTAATGATTAGCGTACCAATACTTGAATAATATCATTAGCTTCATCAGCCGGTACGATGCTAATGAATTTTGTTTCATCGGCTGAAGTTTCAGCAGTGATGAAACGGTCAATCAACAGGGTATCTGTGGGTTTTACATAACCACATTCCATAGCCTCTTTAGCTACCCAGTTTACAACCATGAAAGCTTCTACAGCTACAGTTACTTCTACGGGGAAATTTCTTTGAGCCTGATAAGCAGGGTTAATGTTGTCAGTTACAGCTATACCCAGATAAACCTGGCTGCCATCTCCACCCGGGATATAAGGTTCGATATTACCATCGGTATCCAAAGCTACCGGCATACCCTGATGAATAACTTTGTTTTCTTTTACACAGAAAGCCTGATGCAACTTGTGAGATTCGCTCTTATAGATCACCGCTCTGGGAGTTTTTTCACCAAACAGAGTCATCGGTTGATCCTGATTTACCAGCTTAGTAGTAGGATGTGTATTCATATTCTTCTTATTTTAGAGATTATTTTAATTTGTTTGAATAGATACCTTTCAGAATCTCTTCAGTACTCTTTTCGGAATTCTGAGCAGTAGCTTTGTTATTGGATTTATCCTCTGCCTCAGTTGCAGAAGAAGCACGGCTTACATCGTGAGAACCGCATTTAGCACAGGTCATTGGGAATTTTTCTTCCAATCGAGCTTGGTAATCTTTAGTAAGAGAGATCAAAGTTACCATGCCGGTAGTTTCGGCATTCAACATTGTAACGATAGTTTCATCAGCTTTGTTACCCATAAGTTTTTTATAGGTTGCAACAGCATTTTCACGGAGAGATGCAATGTGGTTTTTACCTACCTGAGCCATTTCCTTCAGATTTGCAACTTCTGCATTCAGATTAGTAACCTGTTCTGTAAGAGAAGTTTTTTCTGTAGTTAAGTTATCCACAGTAGTCTGAAGAGTGTTACGAGAATTAACCAATTCCTGAATGGCTGCAAATGCAGTTTCCTCGTTCATCTCTGTACCTTCGGCAAGAGTAAGGCAATCTTTACCAAAGATTCTTTCTAAAAATTTTTGTAGTTCATTCATATCTTTATTATTAGGATTTTGATTTCCTTGATTATCATCATAAGATTGGGAAGTATCGTTATTTTCACTGAACAAAGCTAGATCAGTTTTCGTATCATAGAAGAAATACTGTTTAGACTTATCATCCCTATATTCTTCGTATGAAGCCCAAGTTCTCTTAGCAAAATTGGGATTAATGATTTTACCATCATCCCCAATCTTCTGAGCAAAAGCATCAGCTCCATGAGATACCAAAGAGGTTTCTAAGTATCTTACTACTTCAGTAACGATTCTTCGTACCATAACTCCCTTAGAATCATAGGTACCCAATTTCTGGTAGAATTCATCATCTTCCATATTTGGGTGAGATTTATCCCACTTAAACTGTACTGTTACTGAATTAGAATGGATAGAGGGGGGATCCATAAGAATGCCTCTAGCAATTCTCGGATTTGCTTTACCATCAATCTTTAATATACCATTAATACCTGCAGGAATAACAAAAGAACCATCCTTGTATTCATCTTGCCAGATAACTTGTGATACAGCTCCAATAGCATTACCAATATTAGTCTCATGGTCACAGTTTACTGTTTGTCCTAAGAGCATTCTCATAGAAGCTTTTAATACTCCATTTTGACCAAAATCGGTAGGGTTCCAGTTCTTAGACACAATAGTTGCAGATAATAATCTGAACATTGGTTCTATAAACTCCTCATCTTTAGGAGTAAGTTCTTCTGGCTTCAAGTCAGGATAATAGGTATTATAATCTATTTCTCCTCCCCAAAAACCAAATTGACTGACTGACTCCTTAGAAGTTTGAGCCCATTTATAAAAATTCTCCGAGAAGGTTTGTGGTTCTATGGATGTTGGGATATACCCAGCCATTATAGTATGACCACTACCTATCACTAAAGAATCCAAATGTTCTCTGTTCTTTTTAGTAATCGGTTTACTCATCTTGATTTAGTATTTTGATCTCCTCGTGAAGGAGCCGGGTTATTTTTATCTCTTGATCTACGAGCGGATTGATTCTTATCGTCCTGTCTCTGTTTCTTCTTAGTACCCTCTTGTGGGTCTGAATTACCTCCCTTAGCAAATTGGTCTTCCAATGAAACTCTTGGTTCTTCTTCTGAAGGGGAATCATAACCCATTTCCCAAGCATATTGATATTGAGAAATGATACCTGCCTTGTAAAGTAAGTCAAGGTTCTGAATCTTATACTGTCTACCCTGTTGGATTTTAACCTCATCAGAGATAGTGGATGATCCCCAAGTAATGGATATTCCCTTACAATCAAAGCCAGCCAGACGTAGTTCTAGTTCATAAATAAACTTAAGAACATAAGAAACTATCATTTGGATATTCTTCAGCTGACTTATAAGCTTAGAAAGCATAATACCAGTTGCTCCTTCTCCAATGGAAGCTTGTACTCCAATTAGGTTGCCATTTACTCCCAAACCATTAGCAACTGATTGCTGGTTCATATTCCAGGGTTTATCAATATTGCTCATCTCTTTTGAAGTAGAGTTAAGTTTAAACTGGTGGTCATCAATGTAACCAGTTACTACTCCATCCTTCATACCTTCCCTTACATTCTGTTTCAAACGTATTAGCTCCCTATTTAATCTTCTAGTGTAAGCTTCTACATTTTCATTAGGTTTCTGTTGTGGTTTTTCCATCAAAGCCTCTAGAAAACCAACCATACCACAGATTTCCATGATATGTTTAAAATTGGTTTTCATATCATGCTGACCCTTTAATGAGTCCAATGATGCCATAAAAGGAGGTATTCCGTAAGGTTCATCGGTATCATTATACATACCCACATAACAATAGGTCTCTGTATTAAGTTTGATATAATCTTGCTTATTTGAGCCATTCCAAAGAGTGTTCCTCTGATATGGGCTATAAACTCCGTTATTCTCCCTTTTGAATACTATCCTGTCTGGTTTGAGGAATAATATAGTAGCTAAACCCTCAAGCTTTTCATTTGGTACGGCTTCTACTGAGATAGCTCCACTAATCATCAATTGGACTATCATTTTGTTTACCAAGCCATCCATACCAGCAGTATAGTTAGACCATTTGGGAGATACCTTAGAAAGATGATCTCTCATCTTATCAGCCTCTTTATCGGTATTATTAGGGAAGGTTATGTTGTGACCAGTATTAGCAAGCTTAAACATATCCTGTAAAGCTATGTTAACATCTGGATTCACTTTATATAAATCCCTTAAAAGCTGAATCACTTCAACACGAAAAGAAGGCGTAACCATCTGAGTTAAGCCTTTCAATGTATGAATGAAGTTACCTGGGTCATCATCCGGTTCCGATACTCTACCGGGTGAAATAGGTACCTCCTCTTTTTTACTTGGAGGATTAGCCTTGTTTTCTTGTATTGGAGATCGATTCCTTCTATCGAATCCAAAAAACTTAAGAATTTTCATTTCGGTTGTATTATTACATTAGTTTTTCCTTTTCGTATGTGATTACAAATTGCTTTACCAAATATATCATCATCAGAATAAACATCTCCTTCCAAATCCACATCTACAGCAGAAGTATTATTTCGGTGTTTACCCATGGCTACAGGTCTACCCAAACCATCATATATAAAGGTAGGAGCTTCTTGAACAAAGAAAGGATCCTTCACAATAATATTCTCTTCTCGAATATCTTGTTCTAGACCCTCTATAATTACTGAACGATTCTTTTGGGTAGTTAACCAACCCGGAGATTTATCAACCTCTGGTCTGGACTTACCTTTCTTTTTCAGAAGCTTTTGATAGTAATATAGGTTAGGATATCCTTCTGACTGAAGAGCAGAAGTTACTGCTAACCCAACGTCGTTAGATTCTGGAGCTACAACAGCAAAATTAAATAATTGCCCAGTATCTCCCAGTAACCTAGCATATTTATCTACTGCCATTCTTCCCTTATACACAACTTGTTCTTCTCCCAGCTTGTCCATACAAGTGAAAGAAGAATAGTCTGAGCCTCTACCTGTTGCAACGTCTGCACCGATAAAGTACTGTTTATTTGGATCTGGTTCGTTGAATTGTCTATACTGACGATTGAAACGATATTTTAAAACTGGATAATCACTTAAGCAATCTTCGATAGCCTTGATATCTGCCATATCAAATACTGTATTACCTGAAGAAAGAAAGTCTCCATCGATTTCTTGTGCAGTTCTTTTTGGACCCAATGCAGAAGCCATCTGGTCATACCAAGATTGATCCCGTTCTGGGTGCATCTGCCAATATAATCGAATAGCATTGAAAGGATTACCTCCAGCTATAGCATCTACCCATGTTGAATGGTAAAAATTACCCATACCGTATGGAGTAGAATTGATGATGGCTGAACCTCCGGTGGAAAGCGTAGGGAAGGCAGCTGCCCAAATAGCTGAAGCCCACCGAACGATTGCAGCCTCATCAATTAC